ACCAATGATGCTAATAGTTTTGGAAAGTGGCTATACGGAAATATGCCGTCAAGTAAGGAATCTGACCCATCTTCCGCCATGCAACGAGTAAAAGATTCGTATCGGTATGTTTTAATTTAAGAGCATTATTGGTAACAATTTATTTTTTCAAATTCTTGTTCCAATAAACTCATCACGCTCTAAAGGCGTAAATAGTCCCCATAATATATTCGCTCTTGTTTTTGGTGAAAGTTTATTGGAATACGCATATTTATTAAAAATATATCGACTTGCTTTTTTTATATTACAAAAGCGACTAAGGATTTCTTTAAATTTAGGCTGCATACCAACAAAAGTTGGAGAATATTCATTTGCATATAGTATCAAATCATTTTCAAGCCAATTGATATCTTCACCCTCTTTTGATTGTCTTTCAACAATCCATTTTTCAAAATATATGTTAGTTATATTTATCATTGTTTTAGAAAAATTATGAATATCAGCTAACAAAACAGCTGATTGAGGCTCTCGTAAATATTTTAAAATGATATAAATTATTTCCATTGGTAACCCTTTTTGAAAGTAAATGCCTTGAACTAATTGGTCATCCATATAATAGTATTTACAATATAAATACTATTATTTTTAATATCTTTTATCTTTTATTAGATATTTAGAAACAAAAAGCATAATAACTTACCTTTAGAAACAATTTTGGCTCCACCTTTACTTTAGAAAAGGGTTTACATTTTCTAAAGAAAAAGGTTTTACGAAGTTTCCGTGAAACTTACAAAAATTTATATTCTATTAATATATAAAATGGCTTTTGTTTCCGACTTTGCATTTAATAATATTTCAAGACTAGGCGATGACAGTTGTAGTCAAGATATAAACACAATTCAGAATTCACAAGCATGCAGCTACTTACTACAGAACTATTTTTCTCAAGATTGCACCATGTCGAAGGCCAGACAATTAGCAGTTACTCAGCCATGTGTCAACTATTCAGGAACAATGGGGTCCGATATTTGTGGCTCCAATATTGACGACAGTTCTAGATTATTAATTGGCGCCATTCAAACAAACCCCCGATGCCGAATTGACTTGTTTCAGCGCCCCTTTGCCACTGTGCCCTTTTTAGGAAGAGGTTCTGTGGACCCCATTATGGAATCTCAAATTCAACAAGGCGAGACCGTTACAAATAAGCGCACCGTAACCGGTTTAACCGAGAAGAGCTATTTGAAGTATCACACGACCCCATTGATTCCGGAGGTTAAGCAAACAATTCAAAACCCGAATAATTTAATAGAAGGAATGGCATCTGAAAATTGGATAAGAGGTGGTGTGCCTTCTAGAGAATTAACCCGAGACCGTGATTTTTATACAGCACATACTGCAGGTCAATATGCATAAATGATAAATAAATTATTATATTAATTTAAAGACTTTTCACTTATACATATAAATAATAATAATGTATAAAACAGATTTTTATGTCAAATATCATGATATTGAAAGAGAATTAATAATGAATTTACAAAGAAGGGCTCAAGAAAAGCAGGCAAGAGAAACCGCGGCACTCATTGCAGCAGCAACGGAAGCAATTGCCCAACGGGAAAAACAAATGCAGGCATTATTGGAAAAGAGAAGTATTAAAGAAGAGCCGAAAAAGAGAGGGAGGAAGAAGAAAGTAGTGGAGCCAATTGTAGAGAAAAAAGTGGAAGAATCAACCGAAGAAAAGGAAAAAGCACCAATTATTGAAGTAAAAGAAGTAAAGGATGAAGAAGATGAAGAAGAAGATATTGAATATACAATCGATGACGTGCATACCATTTGCAACAAATTGTATCATGATGAGTTATTATCTGTTTTTGGTGTAGACACAATTAATGATGAAAACATGGATAAGGGTATTAAAATGGTGATTGAAAAGATGATTGAAAATGACAATTTTAGGCAGCTTTTAGAAGAAATCAAAAGAGCATTAATTGATATCACTACTTTGACAAATACCTCTTCTGACTTGGATAATATTAGAAAAAATCTAGAGTATGTAATTTTTATTACATTGTTTAGCCAACATGTGTTTTATGTAACACATAAATGCATTTGCCAATTATATACAGTTGGTCAGCTTTCTCCTGAATTATATGTGCAGTTAAGGGATAAAACGATTAGTATTTTTAGACAATAAGGAATAAGGAATAAAGAAAATAAAACAAAATAAATATATATAATAAATTAATTTAAAATTATAAATATATATAAATGGCTTCTACACGCAATAAAAATACTCCAGGAAATTATTGTTTAGACCAAAAACAATACACAGATTCATCTGTATGGACTTTATATGCTAATAGCTCTCATGGTCAAGCATATGATACCAGATTAGCAGGCAATGGATTAAATCCTGGACAACTTCCTTGGACAACCCTATCTTATAATCCGGCAGACATTGAATCCTTTTTATTTGGAATTAATGCAACGAATTTAGTGAATCCGGCCCCGACTCTGACGCCAGAATTGAAATGCTTAAAAACGGCTAATGTTTTTAAAATGCCTGATGTTATCATGCCGGTCCCTTTAGTTGTTCCAAAAGGACAGAGACCATTTCCAGTATAAAATAATTTTTAAAACCAAATATAAACAAACTAACAAACTAACAAATTTAATATATTTTTGTAAACTATATTAAATACAATTTGTTTATTATTAAATAGAATAGAATGTTTGAGGAAAGCAATATAGTTATTGATATTGAAGATAATGATATCGAAAAAAATGACGACCCAATAAAATATGCTAATAGTGAGAGTTTTAAGTATCATCCCTTAAAGGAAAATAAGAGGTTTAAACCGAAATCAGTAAAAGGAAGCTTGGTAATTATAGACAATTTTTATAACAATGCAATGGATACGCGCAATTATGTATTAACTCAAGATTTTTCTGTAAAGGGTAACTATCCTGGACAGAGAACTATCTCTTATGCGACAGAAGAATTGAAGACCATAATACAAAAATATGTAGAGCCATTTGCAGGCAAAATAACTGAATTTCCGATGCCAAAAGCGGACATGTCTGATGCGGCATCCATTTATAATGGTGCATTTCAATACACTATATCTAGAGACCGGTCGTGGGTGCACACGGATGCATGGAATAACTGGGCAGGGGTTCTTTTTTTAACACCAGATGCGCCTTTATCGGGAGGAACTGGATTCTACAGATTTTTCAATGGAATCACATGCCAAGAAGATACAAATAATTTGAAAGGTCAAGAACTGATTGATAAATATTCTCAAGACCTAACAAAATGGGAAATGGTTGACCGTGTTGGGAATGTGTTTAATCGATTGATACTATTTAATGCACATAATTATCACATGTCGCTGGATTATTTTGGAGACACAAAAGAAAATGGCAGACTATTTCAGGTGTTCTTTTTTTCAACGGAACATTAAAAGCATACGTAATTATATTTATTATAATAAATATAATTATTCCATTTGAAATTAATTAAAATTAATTTCAAATGATGTCTCTTCTCATTTTGTTTATTTATCTGATTCCATTATATTTTTTTATCCATTCTTTATTAATTGGAATGAAAATTTTATTTTTGTATTGCGATTTTTTATATTTTTCCTGAACTTCTTGAATATATCTATCATCTATAAATACAACCATTTTGTTGTCATATAATCTAAATAATTAAAAAAGCAGAAACAACTATAATGTTTTATTGCTGTTTTCATTAGAGCAAATAGTTCATTCTTTACTGATACTGATACTCATATCAAGATAATTAATTTTATTATAATCAATATTTGGTTATGAATCTATAAATACTTTAAAAAATCTTTTCATTACATTTTCCGGGTTGTAATCTTTGTAAGCATTCCAATCACTGCGACTATTAATGATATTTTTTATATTTTTGAATATTTCTACTAAACTTTCTTCTGAATTAAAAATGACAGCTTTTTCTTGCAAAATATCAATATGAGAATTATCTATATGTGATTTACATGTAATAATCGGTTTCCCACAATATGAAAATTCACCAACAGCTAATCCAAAAGTTTCTCCATCACTTCTAGCATGTATCATTGCATCACATGTGTTAATAAATATAACTTTTTCTTCTAAATCAATAATTTTATTTAAATAAATAATTCTTGGATGCTCATAAAATATATTTGTATTAGCAAATAAAAAATATAAGTTTTCTTCTGTTTTTAAAATAGTTTTTATTGCCTCGTGAGCGACTAGAATATCAAATTGATAATAACCTCCATATCTACCAATAACAATAGCGTCATTCGGTATATTCAATTGCTGCCGCATATTTTTGTCGCATTTAGGTAAATTAACCATATAAGGCACATAATCAACTATGTTATTATGTTTTTTTGATAAGTTTTCTGATATAGTCGCATATTTTTCACCATGCGGGTCGACTGTAAAAACAGCATGTATTAAATTAGGACAAGATTTAACCAATTGATTATCATTACTGCTACCGCTTTTACTATTATATAAATAATCAATATTTTCATCCTTTATAATTTGTTCAATGTCTGAAAAATTTTCATATCCGTAACATTTAAAAATTAACTCAAATTTTTTTATAACTTCTGCATTGTTATTTGGATTATTTTTACAGTAGAATATTATACTTTTATTATTATACAATTTTTCATTATAATATGCATAATCATACATAGCTACTTCGGTTCCTCTTTCACAAAGTTGATTGCTATGAAACCCAATTATTTTTGGGTTATTCTTAATTACTTGTTGTATAATAGAATTTTGAGAATATTTTTCCATTGGATAAGGTTCTTCATAATGATTTATTTTAGATGAATGCATAATATAATATTTTGGATTAGATGTAAATAACCAAAACTCAGAAAAACTATAATTGATAGTAGTTTCATTTAAATAATTTAGTTTATTTATATAGCTTGATTTGCTCCACCAGAAATTTCCAGAATAATGTTCAGGAGTTTGAAAATTTTTGTTATGATGATTACATCCAATTGTTTCATATCCTTCCATTAATTTATTAATACATTCACTATATTTTTCAACTAAAAAATATAACATCATATTAGTCCAATCATTGATGTTAATAATTTTATGTTTATCAGTATGAGATATTCCTTTTGTATGTAAATATAATATATAGCTATTAGGTTCATGTAATGCAATCTCTTTAATTTTATTTAAACTTGGATATTCATATACTTTTGTATTACCAGAATAATTTATAAGTGTATATTTATTATTTATTTCATTATTGTATTTATTTTCAATTGGTATACCAATATTATTTATGAATATCTTATCGACAATATCAATAAATCCAGTGTTATTAATAATATTTACTATAAAATCAAGAACTTTTGTTCCTTGATTAGGAATTGTACAACTATGTATAACACAAAAAATTTTAGGGGTTTCTGGGTTGCTATAAAACTGAGTCAAATATTTGTCATGTAATGGTGGTAAATATGGATTATTTAAAATAGATATTTTTTGAATACTATTTAAATTGTTAGTTTCATTACGATTAAATAAATCTAATCCTTCATTAATTTTTTTATTTATTTTGTCAACATCTGTAAATGTATTTGAATTATATTCTTGATGTGAAAAATTTTCTAATTTGTTTTTTATAAAAT